TTTCCATTGCTCATTGAACGTTTCTTCGCCGTAATCATCGCTCAATAGTAAGTCGATGCATTGCACCATTGCCTCTGTTTTATGAAGCGCTTTTATTGTCTCGTTAAATTTGGCTATCGTTTCTTTACTTAACCCGTAAGCGTCGGCTGACGCAATGGCTCTTTCGATAGCTTCAGCGATATAGCGTAGTATGGCTTGATCGTAATCAAAATATCCGCCGCTCATATTAGGTCACCCTGCTGTTTGCAAAAATAGTATGTCGCTTGTATGGGACTAAAGGTCTGTAAGGTAATTGACGGATGGGCGCGACTATCGCTAATGTACCGTGTCGTTTAAAGCGTGCCTCACACGCCATGTGAAAGGCCTGCTCGTCTTCGTATTTGTTTGTACTGAAGGTCTTTCGCCAATGTTTATAATCTACTTGTCCGCTCGCGGCCCAGAAGTGATATTCATTGTGTTTTTTGTAATTTATTTGGAAATGCACGCCAATAATTCCACTAGTATTGCTCGCATGTCGATGTCGGATACAGGTTCCATTGTTATTAAGTAGATGTAGTTTTTTACACGCCTTTAGATAGTTATCCCTGTATGTAATGGCGGCCTTTAATGATTTTGCTTTTGATCCATAGATGCCGTCACTAAAAGTTTTATTGTGATTGATGGGCCAATGCTCACGCTGCGCAAAACGAAAGTACCAGCAGTGCGTATGTCCTGAATCAACGCGTGAGATATATTTGTATTTCATATTATTTCTGACCCGTTGTCAGCGCGGTTCATGTTCTTGATGATTCGCTTTTGCCTGCCGAGGGCGTTACGGATTTTTTCACGTGCTTGACGACCTTTGTTAAGCTGGGCGCGCAATTGTCCGGCTGTTTTTTCCATTCGTTCCAGGCTATCTATGATCTTTTTATTGTCAGCGTCCAGCTTCTTCAGCATGTCGATATAGTGGGCGCGTTTATTATTGAGTTCAGTAGATTGTGATTTGACAGGTTTCATGGGTCGCTATCTTTCGCCTGTTGTATTGCAGCTTTAAGGGCGCATGCAGCGCCTTTTAGTTTGACATGCTCTTTGTTAGGGGAGTGCACTAGTATCTCGACAAGCATATAGGTACTGCCTCTTAATACGCCAGAAAGGTAGATAGACTTTAATTGCTCTAAACTCGCTAATGTCAGCTTTCCGGGTAGTGCGTCGCGCAGATCAAACCAGCCCGTAATATCAATGTCGTTTTTCATTTTTATTCATTAAGACTGTCTCGATGGCTTCTATCTCCGGTATCAGCTTTATGGCTACCTTTTCTTTGCTGTTGGCGTTAATGTGGCCGTCGATTAATTGCAGCGTCATATTGATGCCGTCAAGAAATGCAGCGTAGTAGATTCGTTTTAACTTATTTCGCCTATCGGGCGTCAAGTCTGTAAAGCTATTTATAAACAGGTGCCATTTCTCTTCTGCGGTCATATCCACGACTCCACAATAACGAGGTCATCGTCAGCTTCGCGCCGTAGTCTGACTAAGCCTCCGGGTATAAGGTCACGAACGCTATTTAATGAATCGCTGGTAAATATTTGCATAGTTGGATTAACGGTACCGTGTTCAATGCGGTACTTCCTAGCAATAAATTTGCCAGGAAAGTCATGAGGTGAGTCGTATATAGTCCAAAGGTCCATTGTCTCTCCTATGTGGGGCCTACTAGTATGGAAGGCGGGTATTCAACAAAGTCATTTGTATTGAACTTGCGCCACAAATGCAGTGTATAAGCATGACAGTTTACGTATTCAGATTTTGGCGGATGGAATTGAATGACTCGGTCTTCGTGTGACCAGAACAAATCCTTTATGTAGCTCATTTCGGCCCAGGTAGGGCAGCGCTTTCTTAGTGAGATGCTGACGTGCTCCCAGCCCATACCGTCAGAGGCAATAATCCTTAAGATGTTCTTTTTTGTATAGGGTATAACGAACATGCCATTGTTTCCATCGGCGGCGGTGCTGGGCATCTCGCCGTGGAGAATTCGGTATTGCTCGGGAGCACAGAACATTAGGTTAGTTTGTTTTCGTGGGTGAGTAATACGGCCGTCCCGACAATATTAACGTCTGAGCCTATAAAGATATGCTTATTCGTATTGAGGGCGCTTCTATGTACACCTTCTAGATAGATTTCAGTTGCCACGGGGTTTATCGGTTTCCCGTTAAGTCGTCCATCTTCATCGACAATAAGCTGCTCGGGATGGCCTTCGTATAGGACTCTTACGATCTCTATCCATTCGCATTCAATCCATTCCTTAAGCTGTTTTAATGTCGCTTTTTCGGTGTTGCCTTCTATCGTCGCCACCGAGTTGTCTGGCGTTATTATTTTTATCATGTGGCCTACTATAGACCACTGTAGGGGTTTCTGCCAATAATTATTTCGTGAGACGTTGATGATTATCGCTAAAGAAAAAGAGGGTCGATCTTTTGATATTGTGGTGCCTGATAAAAAGCAGGGCATAGCAGATATTGTGCCATATCTTGAGTCGACGGTAGAACTTGACGATTTAGCGGCTTTCATCCAAAGCGACCGTGAGGTCAGTCTTTTGGGTAGCGTACCTTATACGATTACAAGCGGTCTCCAATTATCGATAGGTGAAGCGCGTGGGGCTTTTTTGGCTGATTATGATTGCAAGTCACCCATAAAGGAAGGGCGTCTTTATTGGCGGACAAAGCCGGCCTTATTCACATTCAGTGATCAGACTGGTTTTAAGTACGAAATAACCTGTCGTTTTTCAATTGTCTAGACTGACGGCGGGTAATCTGGCGGGTTTGGTTAAGCTCTTTTTATTGCCCCGCTATGATGCACCACAACCTATTCCACCCTTTCACCATGTCTTGTGGGATCACTGTTGTTCTATCGATACGCATGTGGCCTTAGCGGCGCCACGGGGGACCGCTAAGAGTACCTGTATCACACATGCCTATACCATTGGTAATGCCTTGATGGGGGATCGCGACTTTATTCTGATTATCAGTGATACCGAGACACAGGCAGCACAGTTTTTAGGTGATATCAAGGCAGAATTTCAGGAAAACGAACCGTTAATAAAACAGTTCGGGATCAAAAAGTTTCTCAAAGAGACCGAGACCGACATTATCGTTGAAACCATTGCGGGACGGTTTCGTATTATCGCCAAGGGGTCCGAGCAAAAGGTCCGAGGTCTCAAATGGGGTAATAAGCGGCCTAATCTGATTGTGATCGATGACTCGGAAAACGATGAGTCGGTTATGAATCCAGAGCGCCGTGAAAAATTCCGTAACTGGTTTATGAATGCGTTATTACCTTGCGGTAGTGATCACTGTATCTACCGTATGGTCGGTACCATTTTACACCTCGATTCGATGTTAAACCGGCTCTTGAGTGATAAGTCATGGCGCACGCAGCGATGGCAGGCCCACAACAAAGACTTTACCGATCTGCTTTGGCCTGAAAAATTCCCCAAGGAACGTTTGCAGAAAATCCGCTTAGGCTATGAAGAGCAAGGCAATCTTGAGGGTTACGCGCAAGAGTACCTCAATAATCCCGTTATTGAGGGCAATACCTATTTTCGTAAACAAGATTTTCTTGAGATGGAAAAGACCGGGAAAGATCAGGAAATGGTCTATGTCGCCGCTGCTGACTTTGCGATCTCTGAGCGCGAGAAGGCGGATTTTACCGTACTGATGGTCGCGGGTATCGATGCCAAGGGGATTATTAATGTTGTTGACTGTCGGCGGGGTCGTTTTGATGCCGATGAGATTATCAGCGAGCTTTTGTCCGTTCAGCGTCGTTGGCGTCCTGACATATTTACCTTTGAAACTGAAAAAATTGATAAAGCCATCGGTCCTTTTTTAGAGCGCGAGATGATTCGCCAAGGTGTTTATATCAATATTCATAAGATGGTTCCCACCAAGTCTAAAACAACACGCGGTCGTAGTATCCAAGCCATGATGAAGGCAGGCGGTGTGAAGTTTGACAAAGACAATGACTGGTACGCCGACCTTGAGTCTGAATTAATGACCATTACGCCCGCTGGACCCAAGGGGCGCCATGATGACTTTTTTGATGCCTTTGCCTACATCGGCCTTACGGTTAATTTGTACCATGAAGCGCGCACGCCCGCTGAAGTTGAAGAAGATGAATGGGAAGAGGAAATACACATTAATTTTGGTTATGGCGCAAGTGCCGTAACCGGTTACTAGGATGTCAATACATGCCGTCTATTGAACAGATACTCGCCGTCGATAATGTGGCTGAATTGCTTACCGATGACGAGCAGCATGACGTTTGCGCTAAAGCCCTGCGCGGTTTTGATAATGATTTAGCGTCTCGGACCGAGTGGGAAGAGCGTAATCGCGAGGCAATGGACTTAGCCTTGCAAGTCTCGAAAGAAAAATCGACACCTTGGAAAAATGCCAGCAACGTCAAATTTCCCCTTATTACTATTGGCGCCATTCAGTTTAGCAGTCGCACCTATCCGGCTATGGTGAACGGCTCTGATATCGTCAAGTGTCGTGTCATTGGCAATGATGATACCGGTGAAAAAGAAAAGCGAGCAAAACGCATCTCGGACCATATGTCTTATCAGGTGCTTGAGGAGGATGAAGGCTGGGAAGAGGAGTTCGATAAGTTGCTTATGTCGCTGCCGATTATGGGTTGTGGCTTTAAAAAATCATATTTTGATTCACAGTTGGGACATAACGTATCGGTTAATGTTTTTCCTAAGCATCTTGTGGTTGATTACTTTGCCCGATCTTTAGAGACCGCTAAACGCGCCACGCATATTCTGGAATTCTATAAAAATCAAATCATCGAAAAAATGCGCGGCGGTATTTATTTAGAACATGATATCGGCTTAGCGCCGATGCATTCCGATGATGCAGTGGATGAACGCCAGGGGACGTATGCGACCGATACCGAGGCGACGCATGTTGTTTTGGAACAGCATACGTGGTGCGACTTGGATAATGACGGTTACGAGGAACCCTATATTGTTACATTCCTAAAAGACACGCAAAAAATACTGCGCATTGTGCCTCGTTTTAATGAGGCCAGGATACAGCGGGTTAGTGGCCGCATCGCCAAAATTGTGCCGATTCATTATTTTACGAAATACTCCTTTATCCCTGCGCCGGATGGCGGTTTTTATGATCTGGGCTTTGGTTCGCTGATCGGCCCCATTACAGAATCGATTAACACCTTGATTAATCAGTTAATCGATAGCGGTACGCTGGCGAATATGCCGTCGGGTTTTATCGGGCGGGGTGCCCGCATGCGCGGGGGCGAGTATCGCTTTAAGGGCGGTGAGTTTAAGCAGATCAACGCCACGGGTGACGATTTACGCAAGAGCATTTTCATGCTACCGACAAAGGAGCCTTCGCAGACCTTGTTTCAATTATTGGGCCTGCTGATCGAATACGGGGAACGTATTTCGGGTGTGACCGATATGATGGCAGGACAAACCCCGGGGCAGAATACCCCAGCCACAACGGCGATGGCGGCCTTAGAGCAGGGTCAAAAGGTGTTTTCGGGTATCCATAAACGCGTCTACCGTTCCTTACGATCTGAGTTTAGAAAGCTTTATCAGCTCAATGCCACTTACCTGAATCCTGATGATTATTACCAAGTGCTTGATGGTGAGAATCAGCAGATATATCAACAGGATTATCAGGGCGATCCTACGGATATTAAACCGTCCGCTGATCCAAATTTATCATCCTCGCAGCAGCGGGTTGCTAAGGCAATGTTGGTCAAGCAGAACGCCACGCAGGCGATGTCACCCTATAACGGCTATGAGGTCGAAAAACGGCTTCTTGAGGCGGCAGAGATCGCTAATATCGAGTCGATTATGCCGGACCCTCAAGGTAAGAATGCCATCCCTGAAACGCCCGATCCAAAAATCGAAATAGAGTCCGCCACGTTCCAGCGTGATTCGGAAAATCAAGCAGAAGAATTGCAGATAAAAGCCATGCAGGCCGAGGCTGATATCGCTGTGAAAGAAACGCAGGCGATATTAAATCTCGCAAAAGCCGAGGCGCAAGAAGACGGTACGCAGATCAATTTGTATAAAAATCAATTAGACAGTTTTAAAGAACGTCGCGAACAATTAAAGGCCATGATCGATGCTCAGGATAAACAACGCGGACTTCAAGGAATGGAAGGAAAACCCGGTAACGGAGCTGTTCCTTAAGTATTGCAGGGATTTGTCTGAGCGCGAAGGTAATTTCGCCAAGGCAGATTTTCTATCAGGTTCACTACACTCGCGCAATCCGATGGATTTGGCGGTGGTAGCAGGCAAGGCTATCGTTTGGGCAGAACTAAGCGATATCGATTATCAGGAAATTGAGGAATTTTATGAAGAAAAGAGAGAATCCGATTCAGACAACACAGCATGACTACCGGGGTAATCGTTCCGGCTGCATGCCTGTCGATACCAAGGTCTTGGTCTTACCGGACTTTATTAATGAGACCAGCGACGGTGGCATTGTATTAACCACGGATACCGTCAAGCAGAACGAACTAGCGATTACTGAGGGGTTTATTGTTGATTGGGGTGATTCAGCCTTTAGTGATTGGGGCATAAGCAGGCCGGTTGAGGATGGCTGTCGGGTGGTGTGGGCCAGCTATGCAGGGCAAATGTTAGAAGGTGAAGACGGCTTAATGTATCGGTTGATTAATGATACCGATCTTGTTGCCGTGAGGAAAACATCATGACAGAGGTAGCAGAAGAGCAAGACATCGAACAGGTAGAACAGGCGGAACAGGTAGAGGTAGGTCAAGAAGAGGGGCCACAGGAGAATCCTGAAGAAAGTTACATTGAGCAACGTGCGGCAAAAATGGGATGGGTACCGAAAGACGAGTTTCGGGGTGATGCCTCGCGCTGGCGTCCGGCTGACAAATTTGTTGAACGTGGCGATATGATGATTCCTATCTTGCATAAAAAGATCAGGAATCTGGAAAAGCAGCAAGCCGATAAAGACAAGGCCTTTGAGGGTTACTTGGGTGATTTGCGGACGAAAATCCACGAGGACAAGGTTGAAGCGCATGAAACACGTAAACGTCAAGCCGTAGAGGAAGGCGATACCGAGGCTTATTCTCGCTTGTCGATGGATGCCCCTAAGAATGAACTGCCAGAATACAAGGCGCCCGCACCAACGGCAGACCCGGCCTTTGATGACTGGATAGCCGAAAACGACTGGTACCAAAGTGATTATGAAAAAAACCAAGAGGCCGAAAATTACGGGCGTTTTTTACGTAGCACGAATCCCGGCCTAGAAGGACGTGACTTTCTTGATGAAGTTTCTAAGCATGTAAGGAAAAAGTTTGAAAACCCAAATCGTCAAAAGGCGTCAGCGGTAGACGGTGGCACGCCAAAAGGTAAGCCACCTTCTGGCAAGTTATACGAACGCTTGCCCGAAGAGGCCAAGCAACAATTTAATGCGTTTGTTCGTGACGGTATTTTCAAAAATACAGCCGAGCATCGTGAAGCCTACGCAAAAGACGTTGTCGAGTAAGGGGAATACGTTATGAGTTCATTGAATCTAAGCAGCGACAGAAAAAACAAAGGCCAAAAGGACAGAAAAAAACGTATCCCCGTCGGTGCGCAGCGCATCAAGGGTGCCGTCGATAACCTGGACCCGCGTTATCAATACCGTTGGGTGAGTGATACGCCAGGTCGTCTGGGTCGATTTTTAGACGGTGGGTATGAAATGGTTCTAAAAGATGGCGTTACGATTGGCTCTCACGATGACAAGAATTCAAACTTGGGGTCGATGGTCTCTCAATACGCCGGACGTGACCCGGCTGGCTTAGCCTATAACCGTTACCTCATGCGTATTCGCAATGAATTTTATAATGAGGATTTTGAAACCAAGCAGGCGTTGGTCGATGAAACGGACAGGGCTATTCGGGCGGGAAAATTTAAACGTGGCGCGCATGCTGAAGCGGAATATGTACCCGCGTCGGGTATTACTATTTCGTCGAGCAGTCGTGTGCCTACTTAGGAGTTTTTAACATGGCTAATGTAAATACGCCATTTGGGCTGAAGCCACTGCGTTACAAAAGTGGCTTACCCTACAATGGTGCGGCTGTACCGATGTATATTTCTGCCGGGTATGCGACGGCTCTGTTCGTTGGTGACGCTGTCGTTAAGGTGGCTGCGGGTTCTAATGTTAACGGTGTCACGGTCCCGGGTGCTGGGTCTTTTCCGCCAGGTACGTTACCAGCGGTCGAAAGGGCTATTGCGGGTGCGGCGGCTCGAATGACGGGCGTTATTGTGGGATTCGCAGCAGTGCCTACCGACTTGGAGAGTCAATACAATCCCGGTAATACAGAGCGGGTGGTATTTGTGGCGAATGATCCTCAGTTGGTCTTTGAGATTCAGGCCGATGGCTTGGCGGCGCCGACTGATGTCGGGGTGAATGCCAATCTGAACTATGCCGTGTCGGGTTCTACGGCTAGTGGTCTGTCGGGCGCACAGCTTGATACCGGTCTGATGGCGCCTGATGCAACCTATCAGCTTCTTATCTTGCAAATGGTTAATCGTGAGGATGTCGATATCGCGTTTACGAATGCAAAGTTTGAAGTAATGATCAATCAGCACACCGAAAACCAAGGTACCGTTGGTACGGTCGGCGTATAAGGGGATAAATCATGGCAGTTATTACTAGTGGTAATCATCCCAAACTCTTATGGCCGGGTATTAAGGCGATTTGGGGGCGGTCATACGGTCAGCATGCAATGGAATATAGCGATATATTCGATTCAGATAATTCGACGCAATCGTATGAAGAGGATCTGCATATTACGGGGTTTGGTTTAGCACCCGTTAAGGCTGAGGGTAATTCAACAACGTACGATTCGGAAACGCAGGGTTATACGTCGCGTTATACGAATGTAGCTTATTCGTTGGGTTATATCGTGACGCGGGAAGAACGTGACGACAATCTTTACATGAAGTCGTCTAAGACCCGCGCTACTGCGCTGGCTTTCTCTATGGTCCAGACGGAAGAAAATGTTGCGGCCAATGTGATTAATCGGGGCTTTAATCCGATCTATCCCGGTGGGGATGGCGTTGAGTTGTTTTCGGTGGCGCATACCGATGACGTGGGGGGCGTCTGGTCTAATCGGCTGGCGGTTGGGGCTGATTTGAGTGAGGCGGCGTTAGAGGACTTGCTGATTCAAATTTCGGATGCCCGTAACGGCAAAAACCTGAAAATCAGTATTTCGGGTCAAAAGTTGCTTATTCCAACCGCGTTGCAGTTTGAGGCGGAACGTATCTTAAATACGTCACTACGGTCGGGCACAGCGGACAATGATGTTAATGCCATGCGTTCACGCGGTTTGCTGCCGGGTGGTATTGCGATTAATCATTATTTTACCGATCCCGATGCCTTTTACATCAAGACCAATGCACCAGAAGGTATGAAGAAGTACAACCGTGTTGCTATGCAGTTCACGCAGGATAATGACTTCGATACGGATAACGCCAAGGCTAAGGCCTATGTGCGCTATGCCTTCGGATGGACGGACCCGCGTGGTATGTACGGTAGCCCGGGCGCTTAAAAGTAGTGTCTTGCAGCGGCGGCCAGGAAATGGCCGCCATTGCAATATTATTGAATATTCTTTTTTGACGTTAGATTGCTTTGAGCAATAGCCAGAATTTTAGACTGGGTTGCTTGTATTTGCTTTAGCTGTTCTTGAATGCCACCTAATTCCCGCGCCTGACTTAATAGGACACCAGCGATTAACATCGTCAATCCCGTTAATGCCGCTAAGGCCCATTGGGTGAATTTCTGATTGACTTTTATGCTCACGATATCGTTTGGTGATAACGGCATGTGCGCTTTAATTGTCTTGGTGTTCATTTGTCGGCCTTCAATAGTCTTGATATTTCTTTTTGACCGGTGGCGAGCGTTTTTTGGTTTTCTGCCAATGATTTTTGGTTGGTTTCTAATGCCTTGACGGTCTTTTTAATATCGTCCAGGTCTTTAAGTTGATATTTAATGATACCAAGGTCCGTTTTTGTCTCGATCATGAGGCTGCCTAAGAGCAATACAACGGCAAAGGTCAGGCCTGATATCCATACCGATAGCTGCCCGGGGATACGGTCGACAGTTTCGCTGTGCGCTTTCATTTTACGGCGCTCAGCAGTTCGGGAATGACAAGCTGACGAATGTCGCCGTTGTCTTGATTGGCGGACACGATGATCCGGCCATTGGCGATTTCATCAAGTGCCCAGCTTAACAATGTCAGCGATGCCGTCGTTATTTTTCGGTACGATTGGCGGCCCATGTGATGCTGGATGGCCTGTAGTTGTTGGGTGTCGATGCGTACCCGGATATCAGTTTGGTCGTGAACGTTTTCCATATAGTGTCCCTTTTGTTGTCTTATTTGTCCCGCTATGTTGTCCTCATTATAGGGCAATTTTGCGGCTTTATCAATGTACTGCCACGTTTTGTGGTGCTCAGGGGGTTTTATGAGTGGTACTAATTTTCGGTCGGGCGTTTGTGTCCGCAAGCAATACAACGGTTCTGTCATTCAGAGCGATAGATCGGCGAATGCAGCGGTCTCGAAGCTTATTCGCAGGTCAGCGGTGATTCACTGTGATGCGCAGACAGTAGAGACGCCCACCGCCTTCGTCTTTCCCTCTAAGGCCATTGTGCGCGAGGTGTTGTTGAATGTCCTTATTCCCGAGGCCGTTACCGTGCAAGTGGGGTTAATGGGTCCGTTCGCAAACTCGCAGGCCTATGCGGTGCTATTGAGTGTGGCGGCGGTCGGCGTCAAAAACGGTAGTTTGCTGGATGGGGCTATTACCTTGGGTGATTATCTCTATGAAGAGACGGGTGTGGGTGCGACTGTCGCTTATGCGCGCATGCCAGACCTTTTCGCCGGGGGTGGTCGCGTTTCTTATAGTTGTTCTGCTGGTGCGGCATTAACCGTTTTCGATATCCTGATCGACTACGACGAAGTCGTCGAAGAGGTTCAATAACATGGCGGCCATCGGCAGACGTAGCAAGATCAATGTCGTGGTCACGGCAGACGGTGATTACTTTATTGTGACCACGGTCTGTGAGACGGGCACGGTCACGGTAGACGGTACCGCGACGGCACTCATCGGGCGTGAGGATAGTGGTGGCAATTTTGTCGCCTATCTTAATTCGGCAGTTGATGCAGGTGGCAAGCTGGTCAATCACGGTCTCGGCGAACGCCTGATGGTGAGAATTTCCGGTATTGCGGCGACGGTCACCATCGGTTATGCCCCGGGTTGCTGATGGGGGGTAATCCCGGCTAAAGCGAGGGGGCGTTATGCCTTTGTGGATAATGTTGATCTTCTGTCTCTTGTCGGGGTGCTCTTCCTCGCCGTTAATTCGTGGCGCTATCGATAGTGTTAGAGACAGGCATATCTACATTATTATTAAGCATGAATGGGAGTGCCCCGTGGGACGATCAGACTATTACAAGCATGGTGACAATAATGTTATCTGTGATCGCTGTGGTTTCAAGTATAAAGCCAGCCAGTTAAGACGCGAATGGAACGGTCTATGGACCTGTCCTTTTGATTGGGAGCCCCGCCACCCTCAAGACCTTATTAAATCAAAACACGATGATCAGCGGCCTAGTCTTTCACGTCCTGGGGCGGAAGATATTTTTATCCCGGCGGTACCGTTTGCAAATGCCGGTATCGATCAGGTATCGATCAGAACGTAATTGTCCTCGATCTGGTGCAATTAGACGGCTCACTGAGCCAGGATACGGACGGTTTGTTATTAACCTATCTGTGGACGCAAATTTCAGGTCCGACAGTGACGTTAAGTTCCAATACGGTTAGTCAGCCAACCTTTGTCGCGCCAAATTTTTTCACTAGCGAAACCCTTCAGTTTTCATTAGTCGTTAACAACGGTGGAAAATCAAGCCAGCCAAATACCGTTAACATAGCCGTCAACCTTGTCCCGGGCGCGTGGGATGTCGCCAACATGGTCGCAGCGGGCACCTTCGATGTCAGTGTGTTGAGCGAATCGGCCTACCATTGTGTCGTCGAGGCCGATGGTAAATATTTGTTCTGGGCAGTATTTCAATCAAATTTGTTACATCGGGTGACATTGTTGGACCCGTGGAATGTATTGAGTATCGACATGGGTACGCTACAGACCTATACAGTGACGTTAAATACTATCGGTATAGGGTTTAATCTCGATGGCTCGATCATGATTACGACGGATGATACGAATAGATTTATAGAACACGCTATGACGTCGCCCTACGATTTAAATGCCACTACACCAACCGGTAAGGTGGCGTCTACAGGTATCGTGGGGGTTAACGCTACAGGGGGTCTGCATTTGCATCGGTCGGGAAGTCGGGCCTATGTTGGTAAATTCCTTTCCGGTGCGGGTAATATCTACAGCTATACATTATCGAATTTCGATATAAATACCATCGCCCTAGAGGTGGCAAATATCCTGCCGGTACTTTATGCCAATCAGCGCGTCTATCAACCCTATGTTCGGGAGGATGGGGCGCGAGCCTACATGGCTTTAAATGCCAATACGAATTTCGATAATATCGATCTATCGCCCGACTACGATCTAACGAGCGCGGTATTGGGCAATAATTTTGGTTTCCCGGGAACAAGTTCCTATGGCATTTATTGGAAGCCGGATGGGTCGCGGATTTACCGATTAGGAACCACTAGCTTGATCACACAATACGACGTTACATTATAATCGCGAGGCTTTATGGCAACCAGTGGGTCAGTAGACTTTACCTCAACACGAGACGAAATAATCATAGATGCCCTCACGCTCTGCCGTGCCATTGACCCTGAAGAACCGGTCGGCGCTTTTCAGATAGAGCAATCTGCTCGCTTTCTCAACCGCATGATTAAGACCTTTCAGGCGCGAGGGCTGGCATTGTGGATGGAGTCGGAAGCTATCTTGTTCATCGATAAAGGCACACGAATCTACACATTTCCAAATGCCAACGCGACCGATCCCGAGACGTATAACGATACTAAAACAGCGTTGGCCGCCTTAACCGGTGTGACCGCTGTTGATGTCGATAATATCGGGAATACCGCAATAAACGATATCATCTCTATTATGCTGGATACCGGTGTCAGGCAGTGGACGACAGTGGTCTCAGTGGCGGGCGTTACGGTGACGATTACCGATGCATTGCTTGCAGATGTCGCTATCGGTCAAGAAGTTATTACCTTTGCAAAAAAAATCAACAAACCCTTAAAATTATTGTCTGCTAGGCGCACGATCAAAAAAATCGATTCCCCTCTGGAAATCGTTTCCCGTGAAGAATATGTCGATTTGCCCAATAAGGAGAGTATCGGTCTGATTAATGAGGTCTATTACAAGCCGTTACGATCAACCGGTGAGCTGTACGTTTGGCCGACCGGTAGCGGTTCTGATGATCGCCTGTCTTTCTCTTACCAGCGCCTCATTGAGGACTTTGACCTCACGGGTGATAACCCTGATCTGCCTGTTGAATGGCACGAGATGTTGGTCGCTAATCTCGCTCATCGTATCGCGCCCAGCTTCGGTGTGCCGCCCGATGTCTTTGCAATGGTGAAAGAGCAGGCGCAAATGACCTATGCAATTGTCGATGGTTTTGATAATGAGTCGACGTCTGCCTATTTGGCGATGCGATGAAATTGCCTATTGTTGGCCCAGCTTATATGAGTCGCTCAATGGCTGTGTCGGCACAGGAATGTGTGAATTTGTATGCCGAGAGTGTCGAGCAAGGTGGTCGAGCTGAGTCTGTCCTGTACGGGACGCCTGGGCAGGTATTGGTGGCGAGTCTCGGTTCTGGGCCTATTCGCGGTATGCGCGTGATGGGCGGTATTTTATATGTAGTTTCTGGGAATTTTCTTTATTCGTTAACGTCTGCTGGGGTCTCTGTCTCGCTGGGCCAAATTATCGGCAGTGCAACGGTGTCGATGGCGCATAGCTTTGATAGTCCGCCTGATATCTTACACGGCCCGTCTCAGTTATGTATCGTAAACGGGGCACAGGGTTATATCTATGACACGGTCAATGGCCTGTCTCAGATCGTGGACCCAGACTTTAATGCCAGTGATGTTGTTGTCTTTATGGATGGCTATTTTATCTTCCACTGGGTCGGTACGCACACGTTTTTTACCTCTGTCTTGTATGACGGCACTCAGTATCTCCCTACCGATATCGGTGAAAAGTTGACCGACGCCAGTAATATTATTGGCTTGGCTCGCAATCATAAAGAGCTGTGGGTATTCGGCGGAACGGCTATCGAGGTCTGGTTTAACGAGGGCTTGGGGGCTAGTTTTGCCTTTACTCAAATAGAAAGTGCCTATGTAGAGCGGGGCTGTGGTGCCGCGCTATCTATCGTTAATCTCGATAATACGCTTTTTTGGCTGGGCGACGATTTGATCGTCTATCGCGCCGAGGGTTATAGCGCCATTCGTGTATCGACACATGCCATTGAAGCCGAAATTAAAAAATATCCCTTTACCCGCGATGCCCATGCCTTTAAATACACCGATGAGGGTCACAAGTTTTATGTGCTGACATTTCCCACCGGTAGCACGTGGGTGTTTGATGTCTCAACGGGTATGTGGCACGAACGTCGTACCTTTGGCCTGAATCGGTGGGCGGTTAATGCTTACGCTTTCTTTGATAATAAGCATTATGTCGGTGATGTGGTTAATGGCAATGTCTATTTGCTTGACTTAGATGCCTATACCGACAACGGGCTGCTTATCCAGCGGCGTCGTGCAACGACCTACATGCACTCCGAATCTGACCCTGTGGGTATTGATTGGCTACAATTGGTGGTCGAGTCGGGTGCAGGTCTAACCGTGGGGCAAGGCAGCGACCCGCAAGTCATGCTGCAATATTCGGACGACAGCGGCAAGACATGGAGCAATGAAAAATGGCGCACCATGGGAAAGATCGGTGAATATTCTCGGCGGGTGCGGTGGACACGGCTCGGTCGTTTTTATCAGCGCATCTTCCGTATCGTTATTACGGACCCCATTAAAATCGCTATTATTGAACTCGATTTAGGTTTGTCGAAGGACAGCCGGTGAGATTTAACGAGCAGCTATTATTAAATGCCGGTTTAAGCAAGGCGGATATCGCCACACTGCGTAATATCTTAAAGTTCAATAATACCTTTGGAACGATGGCGCTGCAAGATGCAGATAATGTCAATATTATCGGCGGGGCTATTGCCAATACATCCATTGATAATGCCGTTATAGGTGCCGTTACGCCCCGTAATGGGGATTTTCTGATTATCAATGCCGATACGCTGAATCTCATCACGATTAACGCGACGTTCCTCGCGGGCACGTTAACTACGCCAGCACAGCCTAATATAACGTCCTTGGGCGCATTGCTGGCATTAGTCGCGGCCAATGTCACGCTAACGTCAGGCAATATTGATAATGTCATTATCGGTGCGACAACGCCCGCCAATGGCAATTTCGCGGTTTTTAGTGCCACAGGCAATGCAACGTTTGTAACCCTAAGCACCAGCGGGACCGCGACATTGACGGCGCTGACGGTACTCAATGGTGCCACGTTTACAAATATTACGGTGGTGGGTGTTGCTACGTTTAGCGATATTACCCGACACTCATCGCAATTAGCGGTCACTGCTTTTGCCGGAGGCGGTCAAGCAGGCGCATTCCAATTAGATAAAGACCTCGCAGTGATTGACGTGGTGGCAACAGCCGGTGATTCAGTCAAGCTTTTGGTCGGAGCGACCGGCTATCGAATGACTATCATGAATCACGGCGCTAATGCCTGCGATGTATTCCCGCAAGTCGGAGGGAACCTGGGCGCCGGTATTGATATAGCCGTCTCACTGGCAGCCGGGGCCAATGTAACCTATATGAATTATGCCGCTGATAACTGGGAATCTATATGAGTTTTTTTGTTCTTGGTCTGGCGCGTAGTCGTACCGCATGGCTGGCTAATTTTCTAACCACGGGTGATCATTTTTGTCACCATGAAGGCATGAACGGTTGTTCGTCTGTCGAGCAGTATAAGAAAAAAATAGGCAACGATGGAGATAGTTGTACCGGCCTTATGTTGTTTGATATGAATACCCTGTTTCCCGATTCCCCTATGGTGATTATCGAGCGTGACCCCTCGGTGTCGATTGAGTTTTGCTATAAGACGTATGGCTATTACGATCCCGAATCGATGCATTATCTAAAAAAGCAGCTTGATGAGGTTGAGGGTTTACGTATTGAGTATGATGATATTAATGTGCGTCTACCTGAGATTTGGGGGCATTTGATAGGGGATGGGTACGATCAGCGACGTGCAGATATGCTGATTAAACTAAACGTGCAAGTGGAAAACCCATTTGATATTGATCATAACGCAGCGAGGGAATTGTTTCGTGGCTATCGCCTTTCACAAGCTTGATCTACGTGTCGATATTGCACCCCTAGCGCAAGAACTAAAAAAACACAACGACCTTTTCGGTCAATATTCCCAGCGGGCCAGTGCACCTAACTCTCCCCATATTGACATGACAGATATCTGGCTGCGCTATAAGGATGTCCGGCCATATTTGGAGAGTGGCGATTATTCAACCTTCGCTGACGAACACATACCGATATGGTACCCGTCGGCGGAAAAATTGCCTGCCGCTGTCCGTATCGTCAAACAGGTTATGCGAGCCGTCGGGGGTAAGCGCCTGGGTGGCGTTTTGATTACCAAGCTCCCGGCAGGCAAAAAGATTCACCCGCATACCGATAGCGGCTGGCATGCGCAATTCTACGAAAAATACTATGTCGCTGTAAAAAATTCTCCGGGCGCTGTTTTTGGTTTTGAATCAGGTGATATTGTGCCCGACGAAGGCGATGTCTTTGAGTTTGATAATGCATACCGGCATTGGGTTAATAATGATAGCAACGAGGATCGTATCGCGATGATTATTTGTATCAAGGGGAAACACTGATGCCTTATTACGTGGTGGCTGCCGCTACGGTATATTCTGCTTATTCACAAAACAAATCGATAGATAAGGCGTCCGAACTTTCTGCTGATGCAACGCAGTCTGCGGCCCAACTTGAACAGGCGCGATATGAACAGAACCGAGCAGATATGGCACCTTGGAGGGAGTCTGGGAAAAAGGCATTGGGGTCGCTGGATAATCTAATGTACTCCGAGGATCGCGGCGCCGCTTTGAAGGATCGACCGGGCTATCAGTTTCGGCTAGACGAGGGCCTTCGGGCGTTGTCACGCCGTGCGGCGGCGGGCAGTGTTACCGGTCGAACGTATCGCGCTATGGTGGATTACGGTCAAAATACGGCGTCCAATGAATACATGAATGAGTTTAACCGATTGTCAGGCATGGCGGGTACAGGTCAGGTGGCAACGCAGTTTTCTGCGCAGCAGGGCGCACAGTCGGCGGCCAATCAAGGGGGCTATCTACAGCAGGCAGCCGATACACGGGGGTCGGCGTATATGGGGAGATCAAAGGTTATAGGGGATGCGCTGGGTTCTTTGGCGTCAGGGGCCTATGGGAAGTGGGGGGGAGGGAAACCGTCTATTGTCTCTAGCAATGTGGATAATAGTGGTAATTTCACAGGTTCGCCCGCGACAAGCCCCTATTACGCCAATGACTATCGACCTCCCGGTGGTTCCTTCATGAATACGCCGGGGTACTGATTATGGCCTTACAAGATATGCTGGCTAATCCTGGTGCGCCGTTTCAATCCTCTTTCTTGCGGGCCGAGCGGAATCGTCGCGCCGAGCAGGCCTTCGGTCTTCAACAACAAATAAGACAACAGTCGATTCAGCAAAACGATATGCGCCTTCAGCAGCAGCAACAGCAAATAGATACGGAATCACGGCGTAAGGCCACTGTCAGTGAGTATCAGGGTGATAAAAAGGGCCTTGTCGACGCGTTATATCAAGACGGTGATCTTGAGGGCGCGGCCAATGTTGTCGAGTTTGAGTCCCAGCTTGATACGCTCGACAGCGGTAAGCGTAAAGCGGTGGCTGAGCGCATGAAGGTCGTCCAGGGGGATACGCTCGATACGTCAGGCTCCATCTTAAAGGCATTTAAGCGTGATGACGGCGGTCGCAGTGGTATGCAGTTGGCTATTCAGGAAGGCGAGCGTATGCGCCAGGAGTATCCAGCGATTGCACAACAGTTGCCCGATTTTACCAGTATGCATCCTGAAGATGTCAAAAATTGGTGGGAGAATAAATATAACCGATCTTCCAAGGTTCGTGACTTTGATCAGGGTCGCACAGCAATGGAACGATTGATTCTTAAGAAGGACGCCGGTATTGCAACACCAGACCAATTAGCCCTTATTGATCGGGCAACGGGTAATAAGGGTGCGGCACCAGTCCAGGGTGCGGTTGAGCGCCATAACGAGCGCATGGCCTTAAAGAAAGATAAGTTTGGTTTTGAGCAAAGTAAACAAAAAGCAAAACGCACTAGCAAATTACGTGCCGAGGCCGATAAAGACCTAGATGTATTGAAATTTATGAATGGTGAAATTCAGCGTATCAAGGCGTTAATAAAAGTAGGCGACCCACTTTCAACCAAGCAAATTAGAGCAGGGCTGGCTAACTTGTCTGGGGCAAGAGTTCGTGCGCTGGCAGACCTAAAACAGTACGGTACATTTGGTACGCTACCTGAGCGCTTAGGTAATGCGGCGTCACTGTTTTTTAGTGGTAATTTTTCAGATGCAGCATTTCGGCAGGCGAACGAATTCGTGACGGGCCTAGAGGATACCTACGTTAAGCCCGGTATGAAGGAGATTAAAATTTATTGGCGTCAGCAGGCGAAGGGTGAGAAATTGAACCCACATAATGTTGCGCGCTACGATAACCCTGAAGAGGTCTTAAGCGATATGCTGACGGGTATATTGACCAGAGAACAGGCGCGTTTGATTGCGGCGGACAATAAGCAATGGAACCTTAACAAACAATGAAACACAATCGCCAACAAGAGATTGACGACTATTTCACCTTTGATAGCCCTCAGGACAATAAACCAAGCAGTCAATATTCGGCGCCGAATGATGGGTCGCGCCAACAAGAGATTGACGACTATTTCACTTATGATTCTAGTCCGGCGCCGGACGCCAATCAATTTGAAATGTCGCCAGAACGGCAAGCAAAACTCAGTAATGAAATGAGCTACCCGACATCACCAAAGACTGATTACAGTGTGCGTGGTGATATCTTGTCTGAAGGGGCAAAAAAGGGCGTGGGTGATCTGGCCTCGATGGGGGGCGTGCTGGCGGATCGGTCGGTGGAATTAAAAAACCAGCTTTATGATAACCTGCCGCCTGATGTGCAAAAGTTAATGGGCACACGCGCAGTAAAGCCTAAAGACAATTATGAACGGCTTGCACGTAAAGGTTGGAAGTTATTGCTAGATGGCAAAGATATAACACCTAAGAATGAAGCGGAAAAGTATGCTTATAAGGCTGCGCAATTTGTGGGTTCTGGCCTGCCGTTTACGGCCCGTATGATGGTGAAAGAAGCGGGACAGCTTATCGAGAAGGGCTTGAGCAAGCCCGCGATAACGAAAGAGCTAGGCAAGACATTAGGTGTTGATTTGACGTCAGGTGTTACAGGTGGGGTTAGCGCTCAATACTGGGGTGATATCGTATCTTCCGCCTATGGTGAGGAAAATCGCTGGGTTGGCGATCTTCTGGGCGGTGTCGGTGGGGGCGCAGCACCTTATTATGCCGCAAATTTGACTGGCGGCGCTAAGAATGTGAAAACATTATTTACGGATTCAGGGAACCGTCAAGGCATGATGGAGAATGTCGCTAAGGATCGCATTGAGGCGGCTATCGGTGAAAGTCCAAGGTCGGCGGGTAATTTGGAACGGTCTCAGCAGTTACAGCAAAAAATGGAAGGGTTTAATCCTAATCTCGCGGCGGCGGCTGATTCTGAAGGCTTAAGTATGATGCAGCGCAATATTGATGCGCGCAACGTCGAGAATTACAATCGTTCAGAGCAGATGATCGCCAAGAGTAACGAATCAATCGATGCCTATTATCGAAAGACCATGCCAACACTAAATGATGAATTGATGCCGTTTATTAAAGAACGTTATAGCGGTGTTGTCGATACGGCGGGGCGTCGAATTTCCGCTATCGATAAAAAAAGGGCACGGCTGAAAGGATCGCTAGAGGCAAATTCGCCAGCAGTGGCCGGTAAACGCCTGCGTGAATTGAAAGAGCAGGCACATACCGACGCAAAAAATTTAAAGGACTTGCAGCACGCCAGATTAATAGAAGATGCTAAAAAGAATAACGTCGAGGCGGAGGTTTCTGATATACGTGCTGAAGTGGATTCGATTCTCAAAGAAGATGCGAGTGCCTTTGCCGATTTACCGAGTGTTTATCAAAAGATTCTACGGGTTATTCCTGAAGACCGTATTATTGAATCACCTATCCTTACACCAGCGGGTGCACCAGCGGCGACCGAGACGTTAAAACCTATCGCTTCTTTTGAGGTAATTGACTCACTGCTTAAGGAAGTTCGCAGGCAATCACGGATCGCGAAGGATGCGGATAAGGGTAAAAATAGCTATTTCTTGGACCGCATTAAAAAAGTCGTTGAATCCAAAATGGATGGCTTTGATAGCGCTACTGAATACGGGTCGTTTGCGCAACATAAACGAGCGGTAGATGCTAGTGACAGGGAAAATTATTATAGTGTTTTCAAGCAGGGCTTGGGTGCGCGTATCAATAAAACGACCAAGATCGGTGATCGCTCGCCCGATGAAGAAGTCGTTAAAAAGTTTGTATTGGGTCGTGGCTCCGACGGTATCAAACAATTCAATAGAGTGTATCAAAATATACCCGAAGCGCAGGGATTATTGAAGTCAGGCGTTATGGATGCCCTAACGACTAAAATTAAAGATAGTGGATTCACGCAAGAAACCATCGATAACTTTCTGTCGAAAAATAGATATGTCTTTGATGAGCTGCCCGGTCTGCGAGGTACGCTGTCAGATACGGGTCGTGCCGTTGAAGCGCTGTCTCGCCGTAAGATCGAATTAGAAAACTTTCAAAAGCGTATCGTTAATGACAACAACAATATCCATGCCAAGGCCGCCGGGTTTGATGATATTGAAGATGCGGTCGCGTCATCGTTTAAAAACAAGGACGTTGCAAGGTTATTAATGCGGGCCGCTAAGACCGACACACAAAAGCAAAATTTGGCTACCGGGTTTGCCGATTACGTTATTAAGCAAAATAAACCGTGGGAATATCTCGCAAACAACGAAAAATTATTAAAGCCGATTTTTAACCGGCTGGGTGCGGGGCATTACAATAATCTTAAGGATGTGTCTGAAGCTATGCAAATAATGGGGCGTTATCAATTGCCTGCGCATTTGGCTCCAATGGCGGGCGGCGGCGATCCCTTGAAACGCTATACGGATACCTCGGTGGTGAGCGCCTTTGCACAGATGCGTTTTGCTTTCTTTTACGGTAAAACGAGTGCGGTTTACCCTTTCGTTGACATTGGTTCCAAGTTTCTGTTCAAACAGGGGCGCGAGGCCATTGACCGCTTAATCGAAAAATCGATGTATGACCCCGATTTGGCAAAAACACTATCCAACCTAACCAAGCGTAAAGAAATGCCGTTAAAGGTTTGGAGGTCTCTGTCGGAGAAAATGTTGGGTGTACGCGTCAGGGCCGCCGCTTCGGCTGCTGGTGAGCCTAGTCTAAATGATCAATTTAATGCAGAAGTGCAATAACGCTTAATTACACTGAATTGCAAACCGCCTTTATGGCGGTTTTTTATGGGGATCAATCTATGCCATTTAGTCCATTACTCGGTAGTCCAAAGCCACAGTTTTTCGACAACAACGGCGCGCCACTTGTCGGCGGTAATGTAGCATTCTTTGCGGCCGGTACTAGTACGCCCTTAGATACATACACTACTGTCGTGGGCGACGTGGCGAACGCTAACCCTATCGTGCTAGATTCACGTGGTGAGCCGCCAGAACAGATTAACGGCGTCGATCTCATTGCTTATAAGGCGGTATTACAAGATGCCGCCGGTGCCGTGCTATGGACGATTGACTTTATACTTTCGACAAATTCAGGCGGCACAGCCGGGTCGCTCGGGTTTTTGAATAAAACCATTAGCACGATTGTAAATTACAATATGATCGCAGGCGATGACGGTGCGTTGGTTAGCGTTACCGGAAACGCCGTGCAGATTGGGTTGATGGATTCCGGCGTGGCCGGAAATGGCTATGTGGCCACAGTGATTAATAACGGCGATAATATTGTGACCGTTATCGGCGGTGAGTTCGATTTGATCAATGGTCTGGCTACGCAATATTTGCAGCCCGGTGAGCATTTAATTGTAACCTCCAACGGCTCATCATGGAATGGCCCACAGACCTACAATGGGTTGCCTTTGGCAATAGCCCTTGGCTCAGTAAATGCCATGACAGCGGACTTTACACCAAATATCGTCCCAACCATATTTTCTGGCGGCGTTGTTATTCAGGTTAAGCCGGTAGGTCAGATTACAACTTTCATACCAACGCTATCGGTTAACGGGTCCGTGCCTGAGTTTATAGTCAAAGAGGACGATAAACCGCTAAGCCTGACCGATATTGTGGCCTCGTCGCAAACAATGCTGTTGCAGTATGATTCCGTGCTTAGTAAATGGATTTACTTAAACCCGTTAAACCGTCCTCTTGGGTTTGGGGGGGCGCTGGTTTACAGGACTGCCGATATATCTATTGTTAATGGTGTACCGACAATCCTCGATTTTGATTTCACTGACTACGATACGGAAAATGGCACGATACATGATGACGTGACAAACAGTTCTCGTCTAACCGTACCGTCTGGTGCTTCATGGGTAAGGTTGACCGCTTACTCGGAATGGGGCCCCCCTACAGTAGCAGGAAGCTATAATTTTGCAGCGAAAATTCTTAAGATGGGACTCTCTAACGTTGCCGGTTTGCCACGTACAAGCCTATCGGGGGCTGACTCTGATAATCCTGGCTTGCCTACTGTGTCAGCGGTAATACCTGTTGCTCCTGGCGATTATTTTGAACTTGAAGTAACCAATTTTTTTAATAATGCCCTTGCTCTTAAAGGTGGTATCTCGGGTACGTGGTTCTCAATGGAAATATTACGGTAATTTTTTAACACGCTGAAGGCTAGTCATGCCATTATCCAGGGCACATTGGGCTTAAGCTTGACATTTTCTAACAATCGTATTGTCCCGCAATAGCTGTACCTCACCCTACAGGCCATTTGAAATGCGGCCTCGTATCCATACTTACGGATTGAGAAGCTTTGTTTTTGGCCGATCTCGTTTTCAGAATATCGAGCGGTCCAGCTTAAAAAAACTTTCTTTCTCTGTGTAGTCTTTGTCACATAAACACCAATGGCAGGCCTTTTTCTTATCGTCTTAAACGAATCTGGGCTATGCTTATAATCCAATCGCCACAATAATCCATTATCATCCAGTCTTTTATCCCTCCACGCTACAGCGCATTCCATTGCCTTGCGCTTACCTCTAAATTTATCAAAATTAAAACATTTTGTTTTGCGTTTACCCTTTACCGTTACCGATGCC